CTCTCGTTCTTTCGAACTGGAGCAGAAGGTTGAACATCACGCCTATTTCGTACACTGATAAGATCGGCGGTTGGAGCTTCCTTTGAAACACGAGCCTTACGGCCTGTGCCTCTGGGAAAGCGCCTTCCAGATCTTTGATTTTTGAGATCTGAAGCATTAGAACTTCCTGACGAAGCCAATGTTTGAGCATTGCCCAATCTCTGTTGGTTATTGCGACTATTCGCAGAAGGTCGATTGGCGGAGCGTTTCCACTCTGCTGCACGCGATCTACGAACACTGGCATCAAAACGGGCTTTCTCAGCCTCCGGTTTGGAGACATAGAAATACCATAATATGCCAATAGCACAACCCACCAAAAGAATTCGAACTTTATGAGCTTGAGTTGTAGGTAGCTTTGTGTATCTTCCATAAAGCCAAGAGCTAGCTTCAAGAAAAATTGCCGCGCTGGCGGCTGTTGTTGTTGATTCACCGAGTGAGGCAAGCAAACTTCCATTGTTTTCAACAAAGGAATTGATAGACGAAATAATCGGTGCTTCATTCTGAATGCTCGTGTCGTCGAGCTGTGACGCTGAGACTTGCTCAGAAGACAATTGATCTCTTCCAAAAGTTTCGTTATGGTCGGCATCATCCTCAAGGTTGCCCCCATATTGATATCCGATCCCAACATGGTCCTTCGAGCTAGCGAGGATAGTGCTGAGAGTAATGATCGACTCAACAGCTCCCTTGATCCAAGTAGTTTTACGCATTGCTTCGAAAAATTCTCGTACTGAATTGTCCGACTGATAAGCTGCGATTGATCCTGCAGCCAAACCGGCAACAGTAGCGATGGCCCCTCCGCTTGGGGTGAAGGTCTCCTTTTGCAATCCATCTGCTTTTCTAGGTTCGAAAAGCTTCTTTCTATGCTTCCTAAGTGCGGCCACAACCACAATAACCACGCAAAGTATCTCGAGCCAATGATCCTTAATCCATTGCGGATCAAAAATACGTTTAATAGCTCGAAAAGCTCCACTAAGAGTTTTAGTGACTGTCCTCGCTGTCCAGGCCAAACTGATGTAAGTCCAAGTTTTGATAGAAGCCAGAACCGAAGTCCCGGCAAACACCAACAAATAACCACCACCAGAAAGCAAGCCAACAAGTGTGCTAAGACCAACACCAAAAGTAGAAGCTTGAATATAAGCCAAAGAACCAGCCCAACTAGGTACTGCGAGAGCAGTAAAGAAGGGTAGCAGATGCGCTGCATAGAACCAAGAGCCCCAAGTGAACGGTAACACAAACCACTGAGCAGGCAGGGCAAGAACAAGCACCGCCAACAGCGTTGCAACACTGTACTTGAATATTTGATGCATACAGAAAACAACCAGATGCAAGCAAAAAGAATAGGGAAGTAATCAATGCGGAGGCTTTGAAGAACAGCCAACCACGCGTTTCTATTGGTTAAGAACGGCAGCTTTTAAGG